CGACTCCTCCGGCGTAGGGGTAGGCCGCGCCGGAGGAGTCGACGAGCGGCAAATACAGGTGGCAGCGGTCCACGACAGCTCCTCAGGCGGTGGGGAAGACCGGGTCGGACACCAGTGGCTGGAAGGCGATGTAGCGCCACTGCGAGGTGCCAGCGGCGGGGCTGCGGAACCCGAACCCGGTACCAGCGGCGTGGTAGTTGGCGATGTAGAACGCCTGGGAGACGCCGTTGACCCAGACCCGGACCTGGTTGGCCCAGTTGCGCACCGCCACGTGGCTGCCGCTGACCAGCGGGGTGGCGAACGTGTGGAACTTCGTCAGGGTGCCGTTGATGCAGTGGTAGATGCCGGTCGAGGTGACCTGGTAAAAGTTATTTGCATCTACCCGGCGGAACACCAGGCCGCCCTCGGCGGTCGCCGTGCCCCAGCGCGTGCACAGCACGCCGTACGGATGGGTCACGTTGAACGAGGCGGTCGCGTTGGCCGCCAGGAGGACGCCGTCCTTGCTGGCCGTTACCGTGCCGGTCAGAGCCCATGCCTCGCCGGAGGCGAGGAAGGCCGGGGTGTAGGTGTCGGCTGAGGGGGCCTGAACGATGGTGGGCCCCATGTCGTAGGCGAAGAAGTCGCCGCTGGCGGCCTGCAGGGCGTCCCACCGGCACAGGTAGGTCTCCGCGCCTCGGGCGTCAAATCCCATGTAGGAGCCGGAGCCGATGGCGGGGAAGCTGCCGAAGACGGTGGTGTCCGTGGTGCCGTCCGCATTGCGACGGTAGGCGCGCGGTGCACGGAAGGGCAGACCGATGACACCGTCGACCACGCAGAAGACGTTGGCGCCGAAGGTCGAGACGTGGAAGGTGTGGGGGTTGCCGTCCCAGAGGTTCGGCAGCGGGCTGGTCAGCGCCAGAGCGGCGGAGTCCGCCTTTTCGGCATCCCATGGGCCCAGGGCGCTGGGCGTGGTGAGCCGCATGCCCACGGAGTTCGTGGCCTGGGTGAAGGTGAGGTAGGCGCGTCTGCTGGACGCGGTCCACGGTGTGGTGCCGGGATGCCGGACGGCGATGGCGAAGTCGCGCGGACCCCAGGTGTAGTCGGGGTCGCGACTGCCGTCAGGGCTCGCGGTGATGGTGCCGGTGGCCTGCGGCAGGACGGTGAGGCCGACGGCGCCGACGGAAGCCGAGCCCACGTCCCGCAGCGCCCCGAAGCCGTCGGGGTTGCCCTTGAAGGCGGCGAAGCGGGCCTGCCGGTACTGGTCGATGGTCCACTGCGGCGTGCTGTCGACGGGCCCGAGCATCGGAGCATACGTGTACGGCACCAGCGAGTAGTCCGGCAGTCCGAGGGTGCCGTCGCCTGCATCGCTGCGCAGGTAGCCGTCGATCGGTCCAGCGGCCACCTGGCCGGGCACGGAAAGCTGAGGCATGGCGGCTCGCTCAGTTCGTGGTGTTGTTGATGATCAGGCCGAGTGCGTGCAGCGCGCCAAGGAGGCCGCGCAGCGACAGGTTGCCGCCGTCGGAGCCGGTGACGATCGGCCTCACAGTGCCCTCGGCGCCGAAGAACCCCAGCCGAGAAGAGGCGTCCGTGCCCAGGTTGACAGCGGCGAGGGCGTAGAGCCGGTTGGCGAAGACGACGGACCGCAGCGGGGTGTCGCTGTTGCCCAGCATGACCTGCTCGGCGGCGGTGGTCTTGGCCGCGTCACCGATGGCCGAGGACCCGGTGTGGCTGGCCGCGACGACCGTGTTGGCACCGAGGGCGAGTCCCCCGGGGGCGAGGGCTTGGGCGTTTCTGCCGAGCGCCACAGCGTTGGTGGCGCCGGGGCCGACGTAAGCCGTGTAGCCGACAGCGGTACCGGCCTGGCCGTATGCCTGTGCCGACCGGCCGATCGCGGTGCCGTCGACCGAGTCGACGTAGGCGTCGGTGCCGACGGCGGTCCAGCCGGTTGAGGCCAGGGAGCCGTTGGCGCGCGGGCCGACGGCGACCGAGTTCTGGGATAGCGCCTTGGCGTCGGGGCCGACGGCCAGAGAGTCAATGGCGGCTGCCTGCGCACGGGCACCGAAGGCGGTGGCGTTGGTGCCGGTGGCCTGGGCGGCTGCGCCGACGGCGACCGAGGCAACGCCGGAGGCCACGGCCGAGGTGCCAAGGAGAACCGAGTTGACACCGGAGCCGGAGTGGGTGTGCGCGGGGACCGTGCCGCCGTACATGATCTGCAGGCCGGTCATCCACATCTCGTGGCCGGTGCCCGCGACGAAGGTGGCCGCGCCCTTGAACTCGACGGATGCCGACTGGTACGTTCCGGCCGCCAGCGGGAAGCGGTACAAGCCCCAGGTGCGGGTGTCCGTGAGCGTCTGCAGGACCGTCTTGGTGCCGTTCTGCGCCGTCACCGCGATGGCGACGCTCTCGCCAGCGGCCAACGTTGGCCGCAGCCACAATGAGATGTAGCCCGGCTCGATCAGCGTGAAGCCCGGGGTGGTGGCGACCAGGTTGCCCGAGTTGCCGGTGTGCTTGCCGCGCAGGGAGCGGGAGTAGCCCCAGTCCGTGGGGGCGTCCGTCGGATAGTCGCGGGTGGAGTTGGCGGCCTGGGTGAACGACCAGCCTACCGGGTCCCGGGAAAGCGCGAAGTCCTCTCTGATCACGGTGACCCGGGGTGTGAGGCCCGAGCTCGCGGGGACCGGCCCCCACACCGCCTGGCCGGGGGTGTTACCGGCCAGCAGCACGTTGCCGGGCACCTGCTCGCCGACGATGAGCAGCGGGCTGTCCGTGCGCGCGGTCTCCTCCGGCGGCGGTGCGGCGTCCAGGTAGACGAGGATGTCGGAGTGGCTCTCGTGCTGGACCAGGACCGAGACGCGCTGCGGCTCATCCACCCAGAAGTCGATGACGCCGTTGGCCGCGACGAACGGGTTCGTCAGCTGCTCACCCCCGGTCGGTCCCGCGTACAGCTGCTGGGCGACCTTCACCGACAGCCCGGCCTCACGCACGGTGACCTGCGCGCCGTACAGCAGGTCGCCTGTCTCGCCGGTGATCGGCCGCATCACGTGTGCTCGCGCCACTACGCCTCCCTCGTCACCTCTTCAGTCACCAGGGGGGCGCAGCACAGCATTCCGGGCTTACGGGCCTTCGCTCTCCCCTTCGCCCTCCTCGATCGGCGGGGGCGGCACGTAGGTCGGCAGCTGCTGGGTGTAGAGCATGCCGTCGTCGGTGACAGCCACCAGGAACGTGTTGCCGTTGGGGCTGAGCAGGGCGACGCTTCCTGGCAGGAAGACGACCTCGGAGGGCGTGCCGATGACGACCTGGTTCGGCCGGTCGGTCTCGGCTCCCGCGCCGATGGCGGTTGAGCGGTTGTACGTTGCCTGCGCCGCCGCGCCCAGGGCGGCGGACTGGCTCCCTTGAGCCAGTGCCGACTGGCCGAGCGCCACCGCGCCGGGCTGGGTGGCGGAGGCCTGCGCGCCAGCGGCCACCGCCCCGGCCCCGGCGGTTGACGCCTGTTCACCGAGCGCGGCGGACTGGTCTCCGGCGGCGTGGGCTCCCTGGCCGAGCGCGGTCGCATGCAGTCCCGACGCGCTGGCGCCGACACCGATCTGCAGGGAGTCCTCGCCGCTGCCGGGGTGCGTGGAGTCGTTGCCGACCCCCAGCACATCGACGTTGTCCCAGAACTCCTCCGGGGCCACTCCGACCTTGACGCCGATCCGGACGCGGTCCGGGGCGTCGAGGTAGAAGTCGACCTCGCCGGTGGTCGTCGTCCACGGGTTGGTGCGGGTCGTGCCGCCGGTGGCCTCGGCGTAGATGGTCTGGCCGTACAGGTCGGTGCGGCCGGGGGCCAGGAGCCGCACCTGGGCGGAGGTGACCTGGTTGCCCTGCTGGTCGAGCAGGGCGCGGTTGAAGTGCGCGCGCACGAGGGCTCCTTAGCGGTTGAGGACGAAGGCGTCGGTGAGCGTGTGGCGAGCCAGCGCGGGCGGGTTGCCCTCGTTGGTGCCCTCGGCCACCGCCTCGGGCAGGGTGATCGTGGGCAGCGGGTCGGTCTTCGGCGCGTTCTGCTGCATCCACTGGCGGAACGCCAGCCACCAGTCCTCGGGGATGGGGTGCTGCCAGCCTCGGAACAGCGGGTCGGAGTCGACCGCCGGGTAGTAGTCGGCCAGTGAGCTCGCGGCTCCGGCTGCCTGCAGCGTGTCCTGGTAGGGCACCGCGCCGGTCAGCGTGGCGTACCAGGGGCGCAGGATGACCGAGGACACCGACAGGTCCGGGGCGTAGCCGGTGACCCTCCAGCGCAGCTGGGTGCCGCCGGACCGGTCGCTGGCGGGCAGGTCGGGGAAGAGGAACACCCCGCGCGGGTTGTTGCGGATGTCCAGCATCTCGTGCCAGTTCACGCCGCCGTCCCGGGACACCTCCCAGATGATCGGGTCGTTGAAGATGGCCAGCGAGTCCGTGTGCCACTGGCCGGTGCCCTCGCGGCCCTGCTGGATGATGCGGACCCGGACGTTGTGGACGTCGTCCATGTCCCAGTCCTGGGTGACGTCGCCCCATAGCCCCCGGCCTTCGACGGCGCCCCAGGAGCGGGTGTTCCCGGCCGACACCGTGTCCCAGGTGACCGTCCCGGTCGGCGCGCTGGTGCGCACGGTGAAGCCGACGTACCACTCGCCGACCGTGGCTGCGTCGAAGGTGCGGGTGGCCTCGGCCAGGATCCGGCCGTCGCCGTTGACCAGCTGCAGCCGCAGCGGCTCGATGAGCGGAGCGTCGGTGTAGACCCTTGCGGCCGCGTACAGGCGGCCCCCCGGTGCCGGGGTCACCGGCCGCAGCGACTCGATGCCGCCGAAGTCGGCCTGGCTGGTGGCGTTTTCGATCTCCCACCACAGTGGCCGGTTCGGCAGCGGGTCCGCCTCGTCGAGGTCCCCCCAGGTCGGGAACCTCGACTCCAGCGCGCCCCAGGACGACACGGCGTGCCCGCGCACCACCTCGGCCATGCGGCCCAGGGTGGAGATGTACTCGGTTGAGGAGCTGATCGTGGCGTCGCCGACCGGCCGCCAGTACCGCAGGCTCGGGTCGTCGAAGTCCGGGTCGCTGACGAGCTGCTTGGCCGTCGAGGCCTGCGCGGCGAACTGCACGCCGAGCACCCGCCGCTTGGACACGAACGTTTTCGACGTGATCCGCGCGCCCGTGAAGGGTGGCTGCTCCGTCGTCACGAGCGCTGAGCCGGTGTGCGTCCAGCCGCCCTGCTCGTCATCGCGGTAGCCGGACAGGTAGGCGGTGTCGTGGAGCAGCTCCACGTACTGCTCGGTGTCGCGCTGGGCGATCGGGTCGGCCAGGTAGGCGAGCACCTGCGACAGCGCCACGGTGTAGGCGACCTTGGTGTCCATGGCCAGCTGGACCACGTGGTAGCGGTGCCTGCCCGTGCTGGTGAAGCGCGGCGCCTTCGTCCCCGGCAGCGGCATGTACGGGAATCGCTGGCCGGACCGGCGCAGCTGCTGGGCAGCGATGGGGTCCGGCGCGTACAGGGCCTCCGTCGGCAGGTAGGCCGCCGAGCTGGCCGTCGTGGAGACGATTCGGTTGGCGTCCACGTACTGGTAGACCGCGCCCTGCTCGGTGGCGACCCGGGCGCCCACCGGAGCCGAGCCGGACTGGGTGTCGCCGGAGGCGACGATGCTGGAGCCCCGCCCGGTGTCGGCCGGGAACAGCTTCGTCTCCACCAGCGGCGCGGCCTGGCTCGGGGTGAGCAGCATCGGCTGCAGGTTGGTGAACTCCAGCTTCAGGTGCCGGGCCTTGACCGGCCTGAACTTCATCAGCCCCTTGCGCAGGGTGAAGTCGCCCGGGACCGGGGTCCACACCAGGTCGTCCAGGGCGACCGGCGGCCCGCCGATCAGGCCCCACGGGCAGACGGACTCCAGCCCGGCCGTGATGAGGCTGGGGTCCATGCGCAGGACCGCGCTGGAGCAGGTGTGCGCCGTGGCGTCCTTGCCGTAGCCGGGGTTGAAGGCGTAGACGGACGGGTCGTCCCAGTAGGCCTCGATGGAGTCGACGTCGGCGGCGCGGCCGAGCGCCAGGAAGAGGTTCCGCAGGCGCAGCGAGCCACCCTCGCCCTGCAACGGTCCGCCGAGCCGGATGACGCTCGGCGGCGCCATGTCCTGCACGTGGGTGTGCTCCTGGACCCGGGTCTCCCAGGGCGTGCGCACGGTCAACGTCGAGCCGTCGTACGCCACGGCGATCGGGATGCGGGAGTTGACCCCGAACGTGACCGGCTCAAGCTCGACCGTGCGGTCACCCAGGCGGGCCTTGACCGAGCCCTCCTTGATCCAGAGGGTCATCGCCGGGGTGTCCAGGACGGTCCACTGACCGGCGTCCTCGGAGGTGACCTGGGGCTGGACCGTCATGGCCAGCAGGAAAGGACTGGCCGGGTCGAACTGGCAGGCCCGGTTGTCCACGTCGAGGTACGAGCGGGGCGAGCTGAACAGCAGCCCCTCGCCGTCGGCAACGGGCATGTCCGCCGACGCGCGGACAAGAGGCGAGGTCAGCGGAGTGTCGCTCGGCTCGAACCGCTCGGGCACGGCCGTGGCGTCGGTGTAGTACAGGTTCATCGACACCCCGGACGTGACCGGGTCAACGTACAGGCGGTCGACGACTTGAGCGGCGCCGTCCGAGGTGCGCAGGTCCAGGTACAGGCTCACCACGGCGTTCGGCACCGGCTGCGGCGCGCACCGCCACACGCCGCTCGCGGGCGGGACCAGGTTGTCCGCCCGGTTGCGTCGCACCAGGTAGTCGACCTGGGAGCCCAGCAGGTCGGTTGACCCGGCGACCGGCACCGTGTGCTCGGAGTCCTGCTGGGGCAGCCACGGCAGGTCGGTCAAGGACGAGGCCCGGTAGGAGACCAGGGCGTCTTTGACTCCCAGCGAGTACGGGACCGGCTGCCCGTCGTTCCCGCGCGGCGCGGACCCGGACGGCAGCCGGGTCATGATGATCCTGAACCTGCTGGCGGTGACCGGCTCGACGTCGACCATCTGCGGCATCCAGTGCCCGGCGCCGAAGTGCTGCGGGTGCAACTTGACCTCGTTGGCCACGCCGGTCGGGATAACTGCCGGGACGGAGTCCATGATGCTGAGCTGGACCACGCCGCCGGTGCGGGAGTTCCGCAGCGGCCGCCACACCCCATCGGTGTCGCGGTACTGGACCCAGGCCCGCTGCGGGAACCGGGCGAGGGAGAACGACAGCCGGTTGACCGGTCGGGAAGTGGACAGCGAGAACTCGAACACCTCGCGCACCGGGTCCCCGTTGTTCCGGGGAGGGCTTGACCAGAACCGCTCGGTGTTGCCCGAGCTCTGCCGCTGGCTTGACAGGCGCAGCGCGTCCTTGAGTGAGTCAAGGGGCATGCCGTCCACGGTCAAGGGGGCCAGGGTGGGGACGCCGAAGTCGCCGGACAGCGAGCTGGTGACGCCGACCGGCCGGGCAACGCGCCCCTTCCATGCCGAGCCAACGGCCTTGCCTGGCACGTCCATGCCGTTGAGCGCCGTCTGGATGGCGGCCATGTAGGTGTAGAAGGCGGACGTACGGACACCGCTGTCCCGCCCGCTGCGGGTGAAGTCCTCGAAGAACGACTGCCTCAGCGCCAGGCTGAGCTCCATCTGGACACCCATCGCGCGAGCGCCCCGGTTGCAGATGTTCGTAGGCTCGGTGCCAGCGATGCCCCCGGTGGCCGCCTGCACGGTGAATCCGGCCTGCGTCAGCGCGGTGGCGATCTTCTCCCCGGTCTCGGTGTCGAGACCGCCGATGTAGGTGACCTCGCTGTCCCCGGCCGCGCCGTGCCAGGAGATGACGTAGTCGCTGGCTGCGACGAGCTCCAGGGCCTGCGGCTCGTCGTAGTTCGTCGCGGTGATGTGCATGTCGGCGTTGCCCGAGGTGAGCATGCCGTCGAAGCTGTAGAACCGCGACGCAGACCCGGCCAGGTAGTCCGCGATCTCCGTGGTGCCGGGCTCGATGCCGCCGCCGTGGATGGCGATGTGAGCCAGCCGAGAGCCCGGAGGGGTGCGCACCAGCAGCCGATAGTCCACGCCGATCTGGCGCGCGGCGGCCAGTTCGGCGTAGTTGGCGTACAGGTCGGCCATGGGTGCCCCTTGCTCAGTCGGTGGTCAGGACGGTGCGGCGGTCACCGCTGTACGGGTTGGCGATGAGGACGCCGTCGCCACCCGCGCGCGCGGCCTGGCTCTGCAGCGGGTCCAGCGCGCCGAGCGAGGCCCGGTAGACGGTCGAGGTGCCGTCGCGCCAGACAACCGTCTGGTCAAGCGAGTCAAGGTCGGCATCCGGGACAGCGCCGGGCGTGGTGAAGTCGGCCGGGTCCTCCGGGTTGACCGCGTAGGAGCGGCAGACGGGGACCTGCTGGCCGTACGACCACTCATCCCCCAGCCGGGTCGTCAGCGGCGGCCGGGGCAGCACGCGGGCAGCGCTCTGGCTCAGGCCGTCCTGCTCCTGCATGACCGACAGGGGGTAGGGGTTCGTGCTGGTCGGCACCCGGCTCGGGGTGACCTGCGGGACGACCTCCCAGTTCTCGCTGTCAGCGCGCACCCCGGCAATACCCCGGGCCACCAGGGCCGAGGTGCCCTGCGTATCCACCGTGAGCAGGGTGTGCGCAGGCTTGAGCCGCTCCAGGACCCGCACCAGCGCAGACTCGTCGCTGGTCTGCTGCGCCCGCCCGGCGGCCGTGGCCGGGTAGTCGCGGTTGACCCGCACCAGGACCTCGGAGCGAGTCAAGGAGCCGGACCGGCCGTAGAACGGCGTGCCCTCCAAGGCGCCCCAGATCTGGCCCTCGTACTCGGCCCAGTCGCCGCCCTCCATCCACTCCCAGGTGTGCGCGGCCTCCTCCGTGTCTTCAGCAGCGTCCAGCAGTGCCCAGGACTCGTAGACGTCGACCTCGACGCCGGTGATGGCCTCGGCGGCCGCCTGCAGGCCCGGCACGGTGCCACCCATGGCGACGGCCTTCGCCAGGGCGGTCATCCGGTCCCGGAACGAGGCGTCAGCCGCCTCGATCGAGTCCCACTCCGACGCCGTGGCGGTCGCCGTCTCCATGGGGTTGATCGGCAGCTGCTCATCGTCGTTGCGGGTGGCATTGAAGATCGCCCCGTAGAACCGGTCGAGATCAAAGAATCTCGCCCCGGCCGCAGACAGGCTCTGGAGCTGGGCCACCAACAGCCGCTTGCGAAGCTGGCCAACGCCGGAGTCCCCGAGCAGCGCCTGCATCAGCCGCACCAGATGCGAGGTAGGCCGAAGGTCGTAGACCTCCTCGGGGAAGTGCCGCATCTGCTCGGAGACGGACACGTCCGAGACCAGCATGCCGGTGCCGCTGGCCAACGAGGTGGACTGAGGAACGGTGATGTCGGCCTGCAAGGGGATCAGGCCGCCGGGGATGACGGCGGTCCCGTAGATGCCGTTGCCCTGATGGATCGGTGTCGTCATCACAGCACCCCGAAGCTGTTGCGGGCGAGGGTCTTGAAGACCACCCCGCCGAGGGCGGGCAGCTCGTCGTCACGGAAGTAGATGTCCTTTGCCCGGCCGGTGGCGGCCTCGACGTAGCTGGAGAGCGCGGCGGAGTTCGGGGCTGCGCCGGGCGCGATCTGCTGGATGCCCACGATGGACGCGTTCGGGTTGGCCGGGCTGTAGCCGGTCACGTCGCCGCCGTGCAGCAGGCGGCAGTTGTCCACCCCGGGCACCTGGTGAATGACGGTCAAGATGTCGCTGATCTGCACGTTCGAGTTGAAGTCCATCCGGTTCAGGTAGTCGCTCAAGGCGCTGCGGATGGCGTCCTGGACCGAGTCAACCGATCCGGTTGAGTTGGCGGTGTACATCACGCCCAGGGCGAAGCGGAGCCAGCGCTGCTTGGCCTGGTGGACTTGAGTGTCGATCCCGGCCAACCGCCAGCGGTTGACCGCGTCCTGGACCGAGGCGGGCACCTCGTTGTAGGTGTAGTCGCCGTTGCCGCCGACCGAGAATGCCGACCCGTCCGCCGGGAGGTAGCTACGGTGCCACTCCAGCCCGAAGCGGCTGTTCGGCGTCCAGCCGTCCACCGTATCCTCGTGGATGATCTGGTAGGCGTACGTCACCCCGTTGGCGACCGTGCCCAGCGCGTTCGTCTTCGTCGCCAGGCCATACGTCGTCGCCCCGATCTTGATCGTGGACGGCACGGTGACGATCGGCCCGAACGGCAGCGGCACGTAGACGTTGTTCGCCTCCGGCCGGGTCTGATCCGCGCGCAGCCAGTGCCCCGTGTACAGGTCCAGCGTGGACACGGTCTGGAACTTCTTCGCCTGCCGGAAAACCAGGGAGGCCTGCGCGGCCTGCGCACGGGTGCCGCCGACGAAGAGATCCACCCGGTTGGTGATGTTGTTCGCCGGGTCGTTGCGGCTGACCGTCGGCAGGTACTGGTACTCCACCGTCAGCAGCTGGCCCGCAGCCGGGAACGCCGACGACAGCGACGAGATCTGCGGCGGGTTCGCCGGGATCCAGGTGTAGTCGTAGCCCTTGACCAGCGGCGTGCCGTCGGCCTTCGTCACCTTGACCGGCGAGGAGTAGATGTAGCGGGCGTCCGCGATCTGGCAGACCGTGTTGCCGCTCGCGGGAACCTGCAGGATCTCCGACCGGGTCCGCGATGAGCCGACGACGGACACCGCGTAGCAGTCGGCGTCGTCCAGAGCCACGCCCCGGTACATCTGCTCCGTCCCGGCCAGCGACCGGAAAACCGTGGACTTCCAGCGGGCCCGCAGCTCCGAGTCGGTCTCTCGGGACATGCCGCCGGTCAAGGCGGCCGTGTTGACCACCGAGTTGACTCCCTGGATGGGGGAGGTGATCAGGGTGGCCTGACCGGCGCCCAGGTTGCCCTCCGGTCCGGCCGTCACGGCCTGGACCGGCACCGTGACCGACGTGGCGCCCGGCATGAGCGTCGCGCCGGTGACCGTGGTGACCACGATCGCAGTGTCGGCCGAGGACGCGATTTCGGTTCCGACCGGGATGAAGACGGTGGCGGTCAGGTCGCCGGTCCGGGAGAACGTCACCGTGCCGACCGCGCGCCGGGCCGCGATCCGGGCGATGCCGAACAGCTGGCAGAACGAGTCCAGGTCGGCGTCGGTCTTGGAGTCGATGTCGTAGGCGTACGACAGCACGTGATTCTCGACGTACGCGTCGGCCAGCGACGCGGCCACCGCGTCCAGGATTTTCCGAGCTGGGGTGCCGATGGACGTATCCAGCTCCGGGTCAGAGACCAGCAGAGCGTCCCGCATCTGCGAGACGATGTCCTCCCTGGAAACAGCCATGCGGCACCCTCCCTCTCGTCACCCCTTGAGGGCGAGAGGAAGGCGCCTCACAGCAAAAGTGAAGGCGGCGTCCCGGGCAAGGGACCCCGCCTTCCGCCTCCAAGAGCTACCTGAAGGCCGCGCTGGCCTCGGTGCTCCCCAGTTGGCCCTGGCTTGGAGCGGTGAGGCCTTCTCGCGAAACGGACGCGCGTCGCCCGTGGGCACCGACCCTACCGCTCCAGCAGACCTGTGACATGCATGTCACAGAATCAGGTGCTCACCGTTCGGAGCACCCGGACCACAGCCCCGGACTGCGTCCGCAGTGCGATGGTCACCTTCAGCGTGTCGTACTGGATGTCCGTGGTGATGGACTGGACCGACTTCACCACGTCCTGGAAGCTGAACCGGGACCGTGAGCCGGACAGCGCATCGGCGGCGATCTGCGCCTGCTGAGCATCCACGTACTGCTGCAGGACGCGCACGACCTCCGAGCGGACCAGCAGCTCCAGCTCCGGCGTCAGCGGCTCACCGATATGCGAGGCCAGCACCGACCCGAACTCCGGGTGATACGGGTCGTGCCCGTACGGCTCGGCCAGCGCGAGCGCCAGGTCCTGCCGGATCCGCGCCGCGCCGGTCAGCGTCCGGTAGCCGCCCTCACCCAGCGCGAGGTCTCCACCGACGAGTGCCAGCGTCTTCATGGCCACCTCCTCACCTCTTGGGAGCGGCCAAACGGGCCCGAAACACGGCTCCTGGCCATAGCCAGGGCGCCTGTACGGCAAGATGTGGTGCGACACCCCGCCTAGGAGAGGACTGGAGTGAAGACTTCAACGCTCCCCAGACAGCAGATGAAGCGCCTGCTTGCCTCACATGCCGAGATCCGCGCGTGGATCGACAACAACGGATGCTTGGTCATCGGTGTCGGGATGCTCAAGGGCGGCACCGGCAAGACCACGATGACCATTTTCCTCGCCCTCTACCTGTCCCTGATCCTCGGCCTCAAGGTCGTCGTGATCGACACGGACAACAACAGCCAGAGCGTCGACAACTGGTACAAGGTCAGGGAGTCCCGCCCCGGAGGGCCGGAGAAGGTTCCGTTCGACCTGGTCACCTACGACTGCAAGAACCAGGAAGAGGACGCCCCCGACCTCGATGACGTCATCGACGCCTGCCGCAAGACGCACGACGTCGTCATCGTCGACTCCGGCGGCGCCGGTAAGGAGGAGTACTGGGAGCTGTGCCAGGCGGCACACATGGTGCTCCTCCCGTTCGCGCCTTCCGGCTTCGAGTGGAACCGGATCGCGCCGACAGCCAAGACTGCTGCGCGCGGCGGCAAGGCGAACGAGAACCGCCTGAAGGTCTTCGTGTGCATGGTGAAGTGCACCGGCCGCAACACGCTGGCAGCCGACGCCCGCCCCGTTGTCGAGTCCATCATGGCCATGAAGATCGACGACGACATCCGCGACAAGATCGACATCACCTTCGTGGGTAAGGAGTTCGAGATCAGCGACTCTCCCGAGTACCCGCGCTCCTGGGACGAGACCCCGAAGCGCACCCATCTCGAAGAGGTGGGTCTTCTGTTCCGCCACGCCGTGAAGGAGGTCGTCAGCTGATGGCCCGCATTGAGGCCCCCACCACCAAGAAGGCCAACAAGCCGCTGACGGCGCGGGAGAGGCGCATCCTGGCAGCCACACAGGCGGCCACGGCCACCGAGATTGCTCCGGCCCGCCGAGGCGAGGACGACGCCCTTGAAGCCGCTGCCGCCGCTGCCGCAAACGCTCCGGCCGAGCAGCCACAGGCGCTGCCGCATCCGACCGCCCCAGCCCCCATCGAAGGGGTCGTGCAGCCCCGGGAGCCTGACGACCCCTTCGAGTACGTCCCCGCACCGGAGGACTCCGACGATCTGCAGCACCTCGCCCACGCGGCACGCCAGATCAAGAAGATCGGTGAGGCGGCTGGCAGCGGGTTCGCCGAGATAGAGAAGAACTACTGGACCCTCACCGGCCGCTGGCTCGCCGAGGTGCAGGCCAAGGGCAGCTACAGGGCGGGCGGCCACAGCTCCGTCGAGAAGTTCGCCAAGTCCATCGGCATCGAGCGGCACACCTACTACCGCGCGATCAAGCACCACGTCGTCTACACGGCGCTCGGGGACCGACTGACTGCTCCGCTGGCTCAGAACCTCGTCGACCAGCTCTACTCGCTGGGCAAGAACGACCCTGACCTCCTGCGAGCCAAGTACGACGAGCTGGCTGCGAACGGAGAGGTGACCGTTGAGGCGGTGAAGAACTTGCGCCGCCTGATGGCCGCGAGCGAGCAGGCGGCGAAGGAGCCGAAGCAGCTCACCGCGCGGCAGCCGCGCCCCGTAGCCGAGCGCCTGAGGGAAGCTCGGGCCACCGGAAAGCTCGACCTGGGCCTCGTTCAGGAGCTGGTCAAGGCAGGCGACAGGCAGTCCGCGCAGGAGTACATCGACGACATGAAGAAGAGGCTGGCTGAGGCTGAAGGGCTGCTCGCGGGCTGACCCTCAGACCTGTGACATGCATGTCACAGTTTTCTGGCGGCCCGGACCTGTGACATGCATGTCACAGGTCCGGGCCGCCTTCTCATGTCCCCAGGTCCAGCTTGGCGGCGAAGGTCCAGTGCCCGTACGTGCGGTCGACGAGCCACCGCTGCCCCACCTCCAGCTCGATCCCGGTGCGCTGAATCGCTGTCGTGACCTCGATCCGCTGACCCTCGGTGTCGACGCACAGCGCCTTCTTCTTGCCCGCGATGAGCTCTCGGATGGTGACCTGCTTGACCGTCCAGCCAAGCCCGTACGAGGCCGCGTTCCCCGGCCCCAGCATCACTTCCCTCCCGCCATCGGCAGACCCAGCAGTTTCTCGTCGCCGGTGAGCCGGGCAGGGGCCGCGATATTCACGGACGTGTTGAAGTAGCCGCCCTCGCCGAACTTGAAGCTGTGCGTCACCGTCGTCACGTACCCCTGGAAGTTGAAGGCCGGGAACTGCAGCAGCATCCCGGGCCACAGCTCCGGCATGAAGGTGAGGGGGATGCTGGCCTGGTACTGGTAGGCGAACTGCCGCATGAACAGGAAGATCGCGCTGAACAGAGCGGCCTTCGGGCCGATCAGACCAGGCAGCTGCTGGTAGTCCGGCCGAGCACCGAACCGCTGCTTGAGTGAGTCGGCGTACGCCTTCCCTTGCGCCTCCGTCATGTCCATCCCGAACAACGCCTTCCACACGCCCGGGAAGTCGACATTGACCACGCCCGTGGTGAAGACGGCCGCCGACGCCAGGTAGTCCTGAGTCACCGACTGGGCCGTGCCGGTGGACGGGTCGAAGAGGTTCGTACCGAACGGCGCCGTGACGACGAACTGATGCGTGACCATGTAGTCGTCCGACCACGACACCTCGAAGTCCTGCACCTCGATCGGCTGCACCACCATCTTGGCGGCGGTGCCCCACATCCCGTAGTAGTCGGGGTACCAGGCGATCAGGTCACCGTTCGGCGCCGAGCAGAACGATCGCATCGTCGAGTTGAACAGATTTTTCAAGTACGGCAGCAGCGGCTGGTCGTTCAGCAGCGCGCGCGGCCCCACCAGCATCTGCGCCATCGCGTAGTTCGGGTCGTTCTCCGCCGTACTGATCGGCGTCCACGCGTTGTCGCCGAACATCTTGTCGAACGGGTCGTCCGGGTTGTAGCCCGGCACGTCCGCGCCGGTGACCAGCTCGACCGTGGGGTCGTTCATGTCGACGACGCCGCCGTCGGTGCCGTCGGAGCCGTCGAAGATGACCGTGCCAGCGCCGGTGGTGTACGCGACGCGCGGCAGGAAGCCGCCGTAGTCCCAGTAGGACGCGGGCAGGGCCGGTCCGATGCCGACGTTCGGCTTCGCTCGCGAGCTGTGCGCGCCGATCGTGTTCTTGCCGTCGCCCAGGCTCATCTCCACGTGGTGGATAGACGCGGGGCTGCCGCCCTTGAAGACCAGTGCTCCAGCGGTCTTCAGGGCCTTCTCCACCGACACCTTCTTGCAGAAGCTGTACTGCGCGGCCGCGACGCGGGGGATGTCGTAGAGGGCCCCCAGCGCGCGCAGGTACATGGCCTGCACGAAGGAGCTGCAGTCAAGGCCGGGCGGCGGCTCGGCCTTCAGCACGCTGAGCTGGGTACCGCCGTACTGCTGGGTGTACGGGATGTTCGGGTACTTCTTGCAGAAGTTCACCGCGAGCTGGGCCAGGTCAACGCCGGAGATCGTGCCCTGTGGCTTCGAGTTCAGGCCGGAGTACTTCCCGCCGCCCTTCTCCAGGTCCTTCACCATCGCCGTGGCGGCAGGCTCATGCTTGTCGTACGCCCTGGGCACGCCGGATCGCTGGACGGCCTGACAGACCTGCCATAGCTCCATCGAGTTGCGGTTCTTGACCTTGAAGAGGGCATCGTAGAACTTCCCGGCCGCGTACCTCGGGTCGGTCACCTGCTCGTAGGTGCCCCAGCCCATGGACGGTCGCTGCTGGAACAGGCCCGCGCTGTCGCGGTCGCCGCCCTTGAGGTTCTTCAGGCCGGACTCCTGCATCGCCGTCATGATCGCCGCGATGCAGTCGCGCGAGGAGGCCCCCTTCTCCTTGCCGACGTTGTAGATGATCGCGCCGTTGGCCTTCTGCTCCTTGCTGTTGAACCCGCCGTACGTGCCGGTCAGCGAGCTCGCGTCGGCGCCGCTCGTGCCCCCGACGGACGCCGTGCCGAGCTGCTCGTACAGCGCCCGCGCGATCTCGTCGGCGCTGTCGAGCTCGGCGTTGATCTGCTTGGCCAGCGTCTCGACGACGGAGTACCAGTTGTCCGGGATCCGCGCGATGTGGACCTTCGACTCCGGCCAGCCGACGACCTTCTTCAGCACGGACAGTGCCACGTTCGTCATGCCACCGTCGGAGACCCCGGTCTCCTTGCTGGCGTCCTCCAGAGCCATGCGCACCATGGCCTGCGAGGCCTCGGTGTGCGAGTCCCAGTACCAGTACTGGAGCCTCTTCAGCGAGCAGGAGGACGTCAGATGCACCACGCGCGGCCAAGCGGTCACCAGGGGCACCTTGTTCAGGTAGCCGGTGAAGACCTGCACCCACTTCAACCGCTTCATCTGCACCGAGATGCGATCGTTCGGCGTCAGCACGCCGTCGTACTTCCGGCGCGCGTTCTGCAGGGCGAAGTTGAAGCTGCTGACGCCGTCGGACCGCCGCGTCATCGAACCCTCGACCAGGTCGTCCGAGACGTCGATGATCCCGTGCTTCTGCGTAGCGATGTAGACCTTGACGCCCGGGGCCAGGACGAAGTTCGGCACGAGACCACCTCCGCCCCTTGGGGCCACCCGCTATCGTGTAGACACGCCCCGGCGGCTGGATCTCATCGAGGGTCGCGCCGGGGCTCCTCTACTCGCCGTAGTCGTCACGCACGTGAACGTCGCCCGGCAGCAGTGGCGCCTCGCCCTGGCCGACGTCGGAGCCGCCGTCCGAGCCGTCGATGATCTCCTGGTAGTTGCCGGACGGCACGGAGTTCCCGCCGAGCTGGGTGCCCATGGGCCAGAAGTACTTCAGGTCCGGGTCGGTCGCGGCCACGAAGCTGCTCGGCGTCACCGGCACGCCGAACTCCTGCGGTTCGTTGGTGCACTCGAAGGTGATGACCGGCGTCCACACCATGGCCCCGGCCGTGTCGCCCCACTCGAAGCCGGTCAGCGGCACGCCCTCGCGGTGGAAGTTCCGGGCGGGGACGGCCACGGTCATGTCGGGGAAGGAGTTACCGGCGGGCAGGCCGGGGTTCATGACGTAGTCCGCGTACCGCTGCATCCAGTCGGCGAAGGCCTTCCGCTCGCTGTAGCCCTTGAGGATCACGCGTAGGTAGAAACGCGACGGCGTCACCTTGTGTGGGTAGTAGGCCCGGGAGTTCCGGGCGCTGGAGGTGTCGGCGACCATCGTCATGCCGTGTCCGAGGACGTCGGCGCGCACGTAGAACGCTGCGACTCCTCCCGGCTTGGGGTAGGCGAGCAGGCAGTTCAGCCCTTTGCGGGTTTCAGCCACTGTCCTCCTCCTCGTCCGGGTCGGGCACCGTCACGTCCACGCGGCGCGGGTCGAACGGGGCATAGGTGGGAGTGGCCAGCCGCTCGTGGTCGGCGGCCGACATGTCCGGGAAGAGCCCGTCGAGGGTCATCACGAAGCCGCCGCCCATGGGGACGAGGGCCTCCTGGTCGGAGCGCAACGGCTGCGGCATGGAGATGGGCACGTCGGCCCCCCACTGGTTCGCCACTACTCCTCCTGTCCCTTGTCGGTGTCCTTCGGGTCCTCGGTGCCGGTCGGCCCGTTGTACGCCGACTGCCGCCAGCCGATGCCCTCGCTGATGCGGGCGATGTAGGAGGTGATGGCCTTCTCCTGCGCGACGTCGACCGCGTCCTTGGAGGTGCCCGCCTTCACCAGCGAGGCGGACCCGGCCTGCACGATGAACAGCCTCATCTGGTAGCCGTGGGAGTACTTCCCCGTGCGGTGCTCGATGCTGGCCTGACCGTCGATGTCGGCCACGTCCGTGAGGTACACCTTCCAGCGCCAGTCGTGGGGCGGGTAGTTGAAGACGGCCGGGGTGTGCATCTTGCCGGGCACGGTGGAGTCCCGAGACTGATGCTCCATGATCTGGCGGCACTTGGCGATGAACGCCTCGTGCAGCCGCCAGCTGGCCCCGGCGTGGTCAGGGATGCTGTCGGGCGACCGCCCGGCCTTCCGGTCCTCACCGAGGTAGCCGACCACGGTGATGTCGCGCAGAGTCGCGCCGGTGATCTGCACGACGCGGCCTCCGACGGTCGGGGTGACCGAGGTGTGGATGTCGAACCCCCAGTCGATCGACGAGGGGTTGATGCGGAAGGTGATTTGCGGGCCGCCGGTGAACCCGAGAGAGGCGAGAGCCACGGCCTACTCCCCGCCGTAGCTCGGGTTGGACGCGAACGGGCTCAGCGGCGGCGTAGCGGTTGCGGAGGATCCCTCGACGCCGGTGCTGTTCAGGACTGTCAGCAGGCGACGGGCCTCGGCCGTCAGCGTGATCTCCAGCTTCTCCCGGCCCTTCTTGTCCCTCGTGGTGTGGTCCTTCTCCCACGAGGCGTAGGACTCGCCGGACTTGTCGGCCTTCGCGGCCTCCTTGGAGAAGTCTCGCAGCGGGTCGACCTTGTCCTTGCCGAGGATCTCCTGGACCGTCTTGCCCGCGTGGTCGCCCTCGACGACGACGGCCTTTCCGGATGCCAGCTCGTTGCGGTGGTTCTTGATCGCGTCGGCCAGCGGCACCACCCGCTTGCCGGTCTTCGTCGTGACGGCGACCTTGGACTTGTTGTCGCCGTCGATCGCGTTGAGCAGGTGGTAGATGACCGGGTCTTCCTGCCCGCCGTTCTTGTCGTGCCACTGGTTGTACGCCTCGACGGCGCCGGAGGGGCTGCTGCCGAAGCCAAGGAAGCCTCCGGAGCGTTCCTCGTCCAGCTTGTCGCCGAGCAGCGTCTTGCCCGCTTGCGGGCCACGGTCGTTCGCGGGCACCCGCGCGGTGTTGCCGACGCCGGTGATGACGTCGTTCTTCCGGCTGATCTCCTCCTGCTTCCTCTTGTCGGCGGCCGTCAGCTCCTTGCTCTGGGAGGTGGCGCCCTTGTCGTTGAAGTGCTGCACGATCCACATGGCAGCCTTCACCGGGTCCGTGACCTTGGTGCCGGAGAGCGTGGTGACGGCGGGGACGAGGGCGTAGGCGTCGTTCGGGTAGAACCTCCGCAGCATCTCCTCGGCGATCTGCTGGATGACGTCCTCGCTGAGGTTGCCAGCGCCGCCCGCCTTGGAGATCTCCTGGTTGATCCACTCCTCGACGCCCGGCTTCAGCAGGTTCTGCAGCGTCCGCTGGTCCAGAGCTGCGTCTGCCGCGAGCTTCTGCGTGACGCCGCCCGTCAGGTAGTCCGAGACGCTGATCCCGGACGCCGAGGCCGCCATGTAGGCGTGGTTGACGGTCAGCCGTCCGGAGACGTCCACGTCCTGGAAGGAGCGACCGTAGGAGTTTTTGAGCTGCTGCTCGGCCGAGGCGACGTCGGTGGCCGACGAGCCGTAGCCGGTCTTGATGGCCTGATCCATCAGGTTGACGAACTCCGCGCGCGCCAGCTGGGCGTTGATCCCCGCCTTGCCCGCGCTGTCGGAGACCTCGTTCAGTGCGTCGTTGAGGTCGTTCAGGCTTCCCAGGGCGTTCTTGCTGTTCACCTGCAGCTGCTGCAAACCCTCGTCCACGGTCTGCCCGCGCCGGGTCTTGCCGTGGTACAGGAAGTCGAGCGCCTCCTGGCGACCGATACCGCCCTCGACCTTCGAGTTGTAACCCAGCCTGGTCACGCCCTTGAAGGCCTTGCGGGCCTCCTCGGAGGAGAACACCATCGGCGTTGACCAGCGGTAGACCTCCTCGGAGAGCCGCTCGCTGAAGCCGTCGAAGTTCGAGCCGCCCTCGACGGACTGGTAGTAGGCGTTCTTGTCGCGCTGAGAGCGGATCTCGGCCGGGATCTGCGTGGCCGCCGAGATCACGGCGCCGCCGACGGCGCCCCAGGGGCCGAACGCGGCCCTGCCGAAGGCGGGCAGCATGGCCCGTGTCCACGAGCCCATGCCGGTGGACGCGCCGCCGCCGCCACCGCCCGGGTGTGACGGCGCGACGATCGGACCCGGGTACGGGCCCGGCATGGGCCCGGTGTACGGCGACGGCCCGTACGGCATGGGCCCGTACGGGTACGGGTACGGCGGGTAGGGGTGAGGGGGCGTCGGCGTAGGCGTAGGCCCAGGGGTCGGCGTGGGAGTGGGCGGAGTCGGGCCGGGCGGAGTCGGGACGCCTGTGCGCTGAGGCTGGTTGAGCACCACCTGGCTCAGAAAGTGCGCCGCCGTCTGCTGCAGCCACTGCGCGTTCGGGGCGACCGGAGGCGGCAGCTGCCCGCCCATGAGGGCGGTCGGGTTGAGGACGTTCTGCCGGGCCTGCCGCAGCGCGTTCGCCGCGCTGGAGGGCAGGTTCTGCAGGGTCTGGTTCTGGTGCATGAGCGCCTGCAGCTGCAGCGCCAGCGACCGCAGGGCGCCCGTCAGGCCCTGCGGTCCGTTGCCACCCGGCGGCGGAGGGGTCGTCATCTACTGCCACTCCCGGTCGAATTCGTCGCCCATGTCCGGCACCGGCGGCTCGTCGTCCACCTCGCCGTGGTTGCCGGACACCTGCACCCGCGACTGGTCCAGCGCCTGCTGCATGCGCTCCCAGTCGTCGGACGAGCCCCCCTGCCAGTCCACGGCCGAGTAGTCGAAGTCGCGGTCCTCGTCGGCTGCCGGGTCGAAGTCCTCGTACGAATCCGGGGCGGGCTCCGACCACAGGTCCACCGGGTCGCGCCCGGCCGCGACCAGCGCCAGCTTGAGCCGCTCGGCGAACTCCTCCTCGCGGTCCTCGCCCGCCTTCCAGCCGTCGGCGAGAACGAGCAGCTCCAGGCCGAACTGCTGCACCCGGGACAGGTGCCGACCCGCGTACAGGCCCCGCCGCTCAGCGATCCGCAGGTGGCGCTCCAGCCACGGGTCTACGCGGCCGGGCCGTAGGCTTTTCCCATGGCCTCGATGACCTGCGCCACCTTGTCCTCCAGCTGCAGGTACTCCTGCCACACGTGGTTGATCGTGGGCTGGAACCAGTTGGCCTTGACGTAGGCGAACCGCCGGTGCGCCCATTCGGCCAGCATCTGGTCCTCGCCGATCGGCGTGGGCAGCTCCTCGCCGTCGACCGTCACGACAGCCATGGCGACCACCGCCGTGGCGTAGGCGAGATGCTCGCCGGTGCCCTTGTACTTGTCGGTAACCTGGGCGACCGCGAGCTGCTCGTCCACCCCCAGCGTGCGGATGACGAACTCGTGACCCAGCCAAGAGAAGGACTTGGTCAGCGAGCCGAGGTAGTTGAGCCCCTGGAAGGCCTCGGCGTGCCGCTGGTCGAAGGCAGGCAGCTCGGTGCCGTCCTCGGCCCTCAGAGTCGGCTGGTCCTGCGGCGTGGCGGCCTTGCCCGGCCGGTCGGCGGGGTCGAAGGTGCCGAAGGTGTCCGTCATCGCTCGTCTCCTGGTCAGCGCAGTCGGGTGGAGTGGGTGTAGGCAGCCACCACCGGCTTGGCCACGTCCAGGCCGCCGACCGTCAGGGTGTCGCCGTCGGCGATGTCGACGATCGTCACGTTGTGGTAGATCTTGCCGCGCCACTTGGACGGGGTGGCCTCGGTGCCCGGCGGCTTGATGATCGTCTGCGCCGTCACGTAGTTCGCGGTCCGGGATAGACGGTCGAAGATCTCGACGATGTTGTTCGTCCCGGCCATACCGGCCATCTGCTCCCAGTGGGCCTGGTTCCAGAGCTCCTGGATGGTCAGCTGCAGCGTGCCGCCGCCCAGGACTCGGGAGGTGGCGATCTCCACGGGCGTACGCGCGCCGAGGGGCTGGATGAAGGAGTACGCCTGCCCCTTGTCCGACCAGGCGCGTTGCCCGGAGTCCTCCACGCTGTTCAGGAACGCGATCGGCTTACCGGCGTACACGAAGGTCGAGTAGCCGGAGCCGGTGACCCTCACCTTGCCTGCGGGCACCTTCACCACCTCATCCGTAGGTCTCACCCACTGGTGCGGGATGGGCGGCTACGGACAGCAGAG